ATCCTGAACCAGCATCATAGAAAGTCAAAACTGCGGGTGCAGTCTCCTCAAAAGTATAGTACTGGTCAAGATTAAGATATGAAGTTCCACCAGTGTGAGTAAATTTTATCCAAGTCATTAGTGTATCTTTTTTTTGTTCATCTTTCCGTCTAGGAATCGGTATTTCTTATTTAGTTCAATTATTAGGATTTCTTGAGTGTCTGTTTCCAAGGCATCAAATATCTTTTTATATTCCATTGAAGAGATTGATGAGATTGCTTCCAATATGTAAATTGGACTGTAGAAACTTATTCCATGTGCAGCCAAATCCAAGTTTTCATGAACTGTATTGAAGATGAGATTGATGTCCTCTTTTGAGAGTTTCACCTTCGGCAAGTTCTTGTCCTTAGAAAGGGCAGAGGTATAGGTTAATAATATCTCGTCCGTTTGAAATAGATCAAAGATCGCATCAAGTATGAACTTTGATTCTAGCTGCTCTTCATAATCATAAAGGTCCTTTAAGTAGTTATCTGAGTAGTCCGATGCGACTGATATCTTTTTTGAAAACTCATATTCATCAGAATCCTTTAGTTTATCGCCGTTATAATAGCTATTGTTAAATATTTTATCTTCGCGAATCTCAAAACTCTGGGTCTCTTCGTTTTCAAATTCTTCTGTAAAATCGTCTATCGTCATTCATGTTCGATTATTTTTAGATTGAATTGAATAGGGAGTCATAGTCATCATCCGATGGGGTATTGACTGGTGACGTTGAGTTTGTATTCAATTCAGAATATTCATTTCTTAATTCATCAGCAAGTCGACTAACTTCTTCGTCGTCGCTGTAGAATTCACTATTTACTCCATTCTCTTCAGAAAGCCTAAAGTAATCTTTGTGCATCGTATAGAACTTATAGCTTTCTTCATAGCCGTTATCTCTATTCGCTATTACTTTGATCTTCATCCTGCTCTCAAGAGGGCTTCGCATTAGACCAAATAGGGCGTCCACTGTGTGGATCAATCCAAAGGACTCTGCGACTGAATCCATGCCTAAGTCAAAGTTATCAATGTCCTCTCTACGAATTTGAGTGGCACTGATTATACACCATTCGTTTCTCATCGCGACTCCTCTAAGTTCCTCGGAGATTGCTTTGATCTTTTCATAGAGACCATTCTGATTGTTGATGGGTTTAAGTAGATTCAAGTAATCGACCACTATGACCTTAAATTTCTTATTTAGTTTTTGTTCAAGTCTAATAAAGTAATTCTCAATGTCAATAGCAGTCGCTCCTCCAGTAGGAAATTCCTTTACTATCAGTTCACCAACATGTCTACCAGAAAGACGAAGTTCTTCGATCTTTTGTTGAATTAAGACGGCCGCTTGAGAGTCAGTCACCTTTGCATAATCCTCAGATTTGATACTTAGGATGTTTGAGCCGATTCTTTTCATGTAGGCACGGTCAGCTAATTCCACTGTCACCAAGCCAGTAACATTGCCTGAAAGAAAGGATCGTGCTGCGATGTTTCCTAATACCATTGACTTACCAACCTTTGGTCTTCCCTGGAAAACGACTAGCGACTTTGAATTCCAGCCACCACCTTGCACCTTGTCTAGAAAAGGAAAACCGGTAGGGCTTCCTTCTTTTGAGATTTGAATGTGAGAGTCTGGATTAAAGAAGTTTAGGCCAGTATCTGCACTAGAAAAGTTTAGCGCTAGCTTGTTTGAAATATCATTCCTAACTTTTTCTGATACTTTATCGATGTTTTTAGGATCGATCACAGTCGTCTTTAAATAAGTAAATAGATCCTGAACAGTAAGATTTAGATTCCTCAGAAGAATAAAGGCTCTGACGTAACTATATAGATAGTCATAATTGTATTCTTTTAGGTTGAATGAGTACAGGTTTTCAAACTCATCCTCTGTTAGGTTCACATGGATCAAGTCTAAATAGCTTCTTAGTTCTTTTCGATTTGGAATCTTTTCATATTCCCTAAAAAACTTTAACGCTGCTTTGAATGATTCTAACCGATCGTCATCATTAAAATAGTTTGGCTTGATCATTGTGATCAGTTCCTCTCTTCTTAGAGAATCATGGTTAGATGGACGAAGCTCACTTGAATCGTTATTGGGATTCAGGACAAAGTTCCAAACCATTAGCTCTAAAGAGTCGATATTTTCGGTAAAATCAATCATTTATGATGTAAAAATGTGTTATGCTTTTTTTAGTAAAGAACATGAAATCTCCCTGAGGTCTAATATACTCGTCAGAAATAAGTTCCTTTAATGATTTAACTAGAGTTAACTTAAAGGTTTCATCTTTTATCCTATCTCCAAAAACATATTTTAGAGATTTAGACGAGAACTTCATTGATTCTATATCAAGAGTCTTTCCTTTGGATTCATGGACCCTAATTAAGTATTGTGAGATCTCAAAAAGAATGGAAAACTTATCACTTAGTCCTTCCTCATTATGAAGCCCTAAATAGTACTTTATAGGAAGATTAGAGCGAGTCCTCATCGTCGGTCAAATTTCCAAGTTCATCATTCTCTAAAAGATCTATTTCGTCTTGAGATTCAGGAAACTTAAAAGTTGGCTTGATTACTTTTTCATCTAATTCCTGTAAGACCTCTTGAGTAAAGAGACGAGCTGAAAAGAAATCTTTTACTGGTACTAAGTCACCATTGTGTCGAATCACATAGTTCTTTCCTAGCTTCTTAGGAAGAAAATAAAACTTTTCTCCATCGACGTCGAACTCTGAACAGAGAGACTGCTCATCAGGTTTAAGTTTTGAGAACTCCTTTTCAGTAAGTTTATTTCCTCTACCAACTCCACAGTTTTCCCAACTCACGAATTGCTCAAGGCCGACAAATTGATTCATTCCCTTATGAAAGGAGATGTGAAACTCGATATCGATAGGCTTAGCTAATCGATTCTTTCTAGTCTTGGATCTAACAATGATTCCAGTAGTAGTCTTGGTCTCATCACGCAAAGTTCCTTTACTTAACATCAAGATGATTGAGGCTGAAAACTCAGGACCGCCTCCTCCAGACATTCCTTTAGGAGTATACTGATCCATTGAGGCATACGTATGATTGGTAAACAGGAATGGAACTTTCAAGTTTGAAAGATCTAGGGTAAATGACTTAAACATCGCACGAAGCTCCTTAGATCTTAGTCCCATGTCTGCTGCATTTTTACCAGCGTCCATGTCTCTCTTGCTTTTATCAGTATCAAGCATTCCAACTGAATCAACAAAGATTGCTGCTTTAAGTCCAGGGTTCTCCTTCATCGTATCAATAAAGTCATTGATAAAGAACTTGACGTCGCTGATTAGACCCATACGAAGATACTTTAATTTCTCTAGGTCTACTCCAAACTTGATGTAGTCTGATCTGTCGATTGCTCCCTCAGTATCTATATAAAAGACGAAATAATCTTTCTTTTGAAGCTCTCGTACAGCGTTTAGACACAAGAAAGTCTTTCCTGCGCCAGAATCACCAGCAATGCCTATGCTACGTGTGTTTGGATAACCGCCAAATACTGAACCTGAGATTTGAGCATTTAGTAAATAGTTTCCAGTAGGAATGTACTCATCGATGTCCGAAAATCCCATTAAGGAAACTTTCGATTTTACTTTCTTTTCAAGGAGGTCATTGAATTTGTTGAACGCTGAGATAGCGTCATTCACTTTTGCCATGTTTATCTATTTTTTTATCTTTTACTTAAAAAAGGATAAAAGTTCTACTCAGAAAGGTAAGAAATGAGTAAAATCGCACAGGACAAAGTTAAAGAATCACAGATCTCTCCATTAATGACTCTGCTAAATCGTACCTTATCGATAGAGTGAAGCTTATCAGTTGGATCCGATAGCTTAGGAGTAAATCCAGTAGGATCTTCTGAATAATTAGTCACATTTACTGCGTAACACTTATAATTCTTAGTAAATGGGATAGTGTGTCTAACTTGGCCTAAATAATATAAGTCATTGACTTCAACGTCATCTAATCCTAACTCACGGTCAATACAGCTGATCAAAGAATCATGATAGGTCTCAAAATCATCAGGCTCCAGGCTAGTTGTGATACACCGGTGGTTCTGTCCATCTAGGACATAGTCATGGTATTTAGCAAGATACACATTCTTGATCTTACCGTCTTCATTAACGTCAAAAGGAAGCAAACATATTGCTTCCTTTGAACAAGAAATTCTTTTGAATTTTCCCTTATCTCCGGTAAAGTTTAAAACCTTATAGGTTCCGTCAGAGTATTCTTCAGTCTGGTTAAAAGCATCAAGTTTCATGGATCTCGTTCACTGTTATAGTAGGTCCAGTGCGTTCTCTTTTAGTCTGTCCAGGAGGAACTACTATAGAAGAAACGGCTTCCTTCACTACAGTTTTATTTATCTCACGAAAAACGTACTCAGAAAGTTCTTCTAAAAACTTCTCCTTGTCTTCAGCGTTAGTGTACATAAGCTTTAATAGCTTCTTGTCTGGAAGCTTTACTAGAAGGCTTAGACTGATCTGACTGTTTTCTGAACTAAACATGTCAAACATATTGGCTTTAGGGCCTGCATGAGAGACTGGCTGATTCGCAGGCTGAGCTCCCATGTGTGGAGAAGTCTGTTGTGATGCAGGTTGTGCGGCAGAATGTCTTTGTTGGGCAGGAGAAGTAGTGGGTCGACGTGGACCTGAAATCGCCTCGACTTCCGCTTTAGTTAAAGGATGCATGTCACCGCTAATCATTAAAAGATTAGAGTTTAATTGAGCGGTGTCCACTGATGACCCATCATCAAATTGAGCAAAAAAGCGATCTCCTCTAGGCTCAATATTTCTACAAGTCACGACCTTACCTAAAAGTTCAGGTCTATTTGTTTTGATCCACTGGAATTTCTGACCAGTGAAGTTCTCCATAAGAGAAATCAACTTATCCTCATTCATCTTCTTCTTATTTTTTTTAGTCAAAAAGCTCGTCCATTGTAGTAGCGGACTTTCTTTTTTCAATTTCTGCCATAAACGCTTCATCTAGTGGGCCATTATTTGGTTCAATACTGTCTGGTTGAACTAGTCCTATAGTTGGGAAACTATTCATAGGCATGGGTTCAACATTTGGATTCCAAAGAGCTTGATAAGTATCACCACTTGAGGGTTTGATATCTGATATCTTCTTTCTGATCTCCTTGATTTGAGGAGCAGTTGGTTTGTTTTTACATGCATCGAGGAATCCCTCAAGCCAATTGATAAAATTTTCTGGTGTGTTCATATTTATTGTTTAAAGATTTTTTCTTTGATTTGTTTTTTAAGAGCCTCAATATCAAGATCAGAAGACTCTCCAGGATTGAGAACTTTAAGATTTAATTCAGTTATGTCTGATGCTCGATATGCGATGACGTGGTAATCAGTGAGCCTACGTTCAAGAGGTATGATTACTGCAGATATTTCATCTAGCTCTACTTGTACTGGAAATGCAACTACTAGTATAGGTTTTGCCATTTTATGAGTTTTTAAGTTTTTTGATCTCCCCTTGTGTCTTGATTCTTTCATCATAGAGTCGAGTCAGTATTGTTCGAGCAACAGAGTCTGATTTGCTTGAAAACATGGTATCGTTTTTAGTATGGATCTCGGTTCCATCCTTCTTTACTTTATCAATCTTGCCTAAATAAGTGTCTGGTGAGATATTGAATTGAATCTGAATGTTTGGATACATTGAAGAGAAGTCATAACATGCGATCGCGTTATAGTAACCTGGAATAGGATCCTTAACGTATGCACCAGCATAGGTCGCATCGAGTACCTCTTCTCCCCAAGGGAGCTTCATCATTTTAAGATTCTTATTTAGAAATTCACGACACATTAGAAGCTCTGCAATGTGTACTGGACTAAATACTTTATTCACATCGACTTGGGCAACGTTAGACATCTCAAAGGCAACATCTAGGATTGAAAGCTTATCTTCAATTAGTTTTACTAGGATGACGTCAATCACGTTATACATAGTAAAGAGATAAGTATCTTTTTGAAACTCTATGAATGATGAGTAATCGTGCTTCAATTTGGCGGTACCTAGGACGAGTTCTGCAATATAGTCTAACTTGTAATTCTCAACGACTTTATAAGGCTTGAGCTTTTCAAAGACTTGCATGTAATCGAGAACTCCTAGGTGAGTTGGTATCTTTACCTTTGAGAAAGTAGATTTAGTCGGCATGGTTGCCATTGCATCGACTTTGATGTTTTTGGCTCGATTCATGAGATACTTCCAGTCAAATTCAGTCACATTCCATCCAGTAACAAATGAGAAATGCGGCATGATTCGATGAAAATAGAATTCCATTAACTCTTCCTCAGTCTTGAAGAACTTGTATTTGATCTTAAAATCTTGCTCAAATAGTGCACGGTCGGCTTCTCTAAGAGGAACGGTCTTTCTAAAGTAATCGTTCACGTCCTTTTCCATCTGAGTTATCTGATCTTGAGTCAAACCGTCAGGCTGATCTTCAGAGTTAAGAATAGAAAGAATGTAGGTGACGTTATCCTCATTACAAAAGGAGATAAGACCTACTGGCATTCGAGCTTTATCTGGTTCTGGAAAGCTATCGTCTATTAGCTTGATCTCGATATCGAGGTAAGTCTTTTTAGGAAAGTTATCTTGGTTATAGACTGCTGCGATCTCCTCGGCTGTGAGTTTTTCACGAATTAGTTCTTGGATCCTAAATTGATTGATGTATTGGCCGGCGCTCATTCCACGTTTGACGAACTTCCCATCCCAATTGCGAGTAGCAGTTGGATTAGAAGATTCGACCCAGTTATAGAGCTCATGGTCAGCTAACCTCTTCTTCATGAAAGCGGTTTTACCGTTCTCATCATAATAAGAGACTAGAAAAGTTCCATCATTCAATACTTCAGATCCTACTATCATACTTTTGGTTTAAATAATTCGTTTACGTGTCCACACTTAGCGCAAGCGATGACTGGAATTGGGACGATTGAGTCCTGATCGGAGCCAGTCATGAATTTAGAAACCTTTTTGATCAT